TAGGAAGCCAACAAGACTTTGTTAGTAACTCTGTATTAGCTATGGACTTGTTAATGAAAGAAATAGTTAATTTAGGCGGTGAAAATATTAATTTAATAATCAAAAATAAATAATTATGAAAAAATGGCTAATCTCAACAATGTTTAAATCAAAGAAATTTTGGTATGCAGTAGCTTCTATTGTCGTTCCTGTTATTGTTACTTATTTAGGAGTAGATGAAGAAACAGCAACTAAATTATTTTATGCAGCTATAGCTTTAGTATTAGGACAGGGTATTGCAGATAGTGGAAAAAAATAATCGTTACAGATTAAAACCTCACGAAGTAGCTGCTTTACAGAAAATGAGAAAAACCGAAACTAGAAACATTCTAGTCATAGGGGATTTACACGAACCATTCTGTTTAGATGGTTATCTTGATTTTTGCAAAGAACAATACGAAACTTTTAATTGTAATCAAGTCGTATTCATTGGGGATATTTTAGATAACCACGCTTATTCTTTTCATGAGCCAGACCCTAATGGTATGTCAGCAGGATTGGAACTTGAAAAAACTATTGAAAAAGTATCTGAGTGGTATAAGGCTTTTCCATATGCTGATGTATGTATAGGGAATCATGATAGGATGGCTTCAAGAAAAGCTTTCTCAGGTGGTATTCCTAGTCAATGGATTAAATCATATAATGATGTATTGGGAACTCCTAACTGGAATTGGGTTGAATCTGTTATATATGATGATGTACTTTTTGAGCATGGCGAAGGAGGTCAGGCAGCCGCAAAAGCTAAGAACAACCTGATGTCTAGTGTTTGTGGTCATACTCATACCTTAGCTTACGTTCAATGGTTTTGCGGAAAAAGATTCAGAGTATTTGGAATGCAAGTCGGCTGTGGTGTGGATAGTACAACTTATGCAGCAGCTTATGCTAAAAACTTTAAAAAACAATCTATTGGCTGTAGTGTTGTTTTAAATTCAGGAACTTTGCCAATCAATTTATTAATGCCATTGTAGCACCCCCCTATTGCTATTTTAAGCACTTTCTTTTCTTTTTAATACTAACATACTAGATTAGATATATAACCTCTTAAATCTATCATTATTATAAACATCAATTATGTTAATAACTTTATTAATAATTCTGTTAATAAGTTAGTTAATTGGTTCTTTTTTTGTAATTTTATCTCATATTAATCAATAAGAATAAGATGAAAAATTTCAGAATGAAGGAAGCAACAAGCAAGCAAGAAGCTATTATTAGCTTGTTAGATGTACAATCTAACCAACCTAATCTATTACCTGACAATACAGTATTAACTGAAGATGGACTTAATATATTAAAATTTCAAGTTGTAAGAGATTTATTTGTTAAGGTAAAAACAGCATACTATAATTCTCAGGATAACTCAAAAAGATTTTAAGATGACTATACAAGACGCAGAATACTTAGAATACAATTCATTGAATTTAATTTGTCAAGACTTTTTTTATAAGCCAGATAGTTATGCAGAAAAGTCAGTTTTTAATAAGAGCCTTTTTGCTATGGATAATGACTTAGTAGGAACTGAAAGATCTATAAGGATTTATGGAACGCAAGAGCAATTAGACTTAGCTTCAGTTGAATACAGAAAGATGAACGCATTAATGCTTGATGAAGTTTACAATTACAAAGTAGAACCAAAAGGTTCTTATTGGAATGACATCTTACAAATAACAGATGAACAAAATCAAGCAGTAATAGATAAGTTAAAAATTTACAACAAGCTTTACAACCAAAAGGGTAGAAAGGCATTAATTTTAAGAACAAGATAATGAAAGAAGAAATAAAAGAAGAACTGATACACAAAAAAATGAATGATATTAATACATTCCAGGCTCACGAAAATGAAGTATATTTAAGAGGAACAGATGAATACGGAAAATACTTTCAAATCTGTTTTGACTCTTATGACTTTTTAGAGTGGATAGACAAAGAACAAATAGAATACATACAAGAACAATTAATTAAATACATAAAAACAAAATGAAAAAAAATATAAATGAATATGAATTTTGTAGGTGGTTTGAAGAACATAGACCAAATAATTTTAGCTATGAAGGAAGAAAGGCTTTATTTGAAATGCTTGAGTCTTATGAAGATGACACAGGTACAGAAATAGAATTTGATCCTATCGGTTTTTGTTGCGAATATGTAGAATATGAAAATATTGAAGAATTTTGGACAGAGTATGATAAAGAAGATTATCCTGATGAAGAATCAATAATAGATGCTACAATTTACTGGGGTTTTGGAAAGTCTTTTATAATACAACAATTTTAAGTAAATTAAATTTTGTATTTTTACACAGAATTATAAACAAAAACAAATAAATATGAAAACAGAATTACTGAAGGAAAAATACATCAAATACAATCTTACAAAAGATGATATTTTTAAACATCAGCATTTTTTAATTATCACTCGGTCAGGGATAGATAAAATACAGGCTTTAGAAGGTATAACTATTGACTATGATGTTATTAATTGCGAAAAGGACTTTTGTGTAGTTAAAGCTAATGCAACAAAAGGAGAGGCATTTATACAAACATTTGGTTCGGCTTTAAAAGGTCAAGGATTTAAAGATGGTAATTGTAATACGTTTTATGTAATGGAGATGGCTGAAAAAAGAGCAATGTCAAGAGCAGTACTTAAATTAACAGGTTTCTATGAATTAGGCGTATTTGGAGAAGATGAATCAGAAAGTTTTAAAAAGCACTAGCATAGGTTGTGAGGGGATATATGAGGTTCTTAGCCCTCTATCCTCTCCCTCCTTTTTTATTAATTAATAAAAGCCCTGCAAAAACAGGCACAATAAAAATGGAAGTAAAAGGAAAATTAGTAAAGAAACTTGATATTGAATCAGGAATAAGTAAGTCAGGAAAAGAATGGCAAAAACAATCAATTGTATTAGACAATGGAGGTGAGTTTAATAATGAAGTTTGTGTAAGTGCTTTTGGAGATAAAGTTAAGTCATTAATTAACTTAGAAATTGGAATGCATTTAACAATTTTATGCAATGTTTATTCAAGAGAATTTAAAGGAAGGTATTATAATTCAATAGATGGTTACCACTTTTCAAATACAAGTAATATAGAGCAGTCTGCTGCATCTGATTCTGCTGAAGAAAATTCCCCTTTTTAAGATGACTGAAGAATATAACTTTAAATGTATTTGTAGTCTTACTACTAGAATTTTAGATTTTCCTGATGGTTCGCTTTCTACTAAGAGTAGGAAGCGACCACTACAGGCAGCTAGAGCAGTAGCTAGTTACATTGCAAGGACTGAAGAAGACATAAATAGGTCAATAATAGGCAAAGTCTTAAATAGAGATAGAAGTCTTATTTATCATTATGAAAAGACTCATAAAAAATACTTTTCTACTTGTTTAGTTTACAGAAATAGTTTTAATAAAGTTTATAGAGCTTATATGGATATAGATGGAACTAAAGATTTCTTTTTAAAAGGTAATAAAATGAGAACATATTTATTGAAAAATGGAGTTTCTATGGTATATGATGGTGATATTACTTTAGAAGTAAAAAGTGGTAAAGCTATTTGTAAAATAAAAACTACTTATTTTGATTATCTTAATCAATTAGAATATATTAAATTAGCACTTAAAAATTATCATTATTTTGTTAAAATTATATGAAGCATTTATTAAGTAGTTCAGCATTTATTATATTAAATAAAAATTTAGCTAGAAAATTAGGTTTATATGAAGCAATTTTATTAGCTGATTTAATTTCTAAAGAAGAATATTTTATAGCTAATGGAATGACAGATAATTGGTTTTTTAATACTGAATCTAATATAGAAAAAGATACTACTTTAAATGCTTATCATCAAAGAAAATGTCTTATTAATTTAAAAAAATTAAATATAATAGAAACTAAAAGATTAGGAATACCTGCTAAACAATATTTTAAAATAAACCAAGAACAAGTCCTTCAAATTTTAAAGAACTTGTCCAGTAAAGATTCAACAACTATTAATAAGAATAAAGAAATAATAATAAATAATAAATACTTTAGTAAGCCAAATTTAATTGAAATAGAAAATTATTGTAAAGAAAGAAAAAACAATATAGATGCAGAATCATTTATAAATTTTTATGATAGTAAAGGTTGGATGGTAGGAAAGAATAAAATGAAAGATTGGAAGGCAGCTATTAGAACTTGGGAAATGAGAAATAAAAAACAATATATAAAGCCTAATAGTATTAGTAAAATAGATATACAAATTAATGAATATATGAAAGGAAAAGAATTATTATGAATATAGATAAAGGAGAAATAGTTTATTGTAATATAAATGTACAATATAAAATAAAAAATAGAGAATATAAAAAAGAATTAAATAATATAATTTTTTCTAGAAATTATGATGATAATAAATATCCAAATTTAGATGTTATTAAATATCCATTGTTTATAAATAAAATAGATAGAAAAAAAGCGTATTATATAACTAATGTAAAAATTGTAGATTTACATATTATAGCAAGAACAGGATATATAGCAAAATTTAATAGATAAAAATGATACCATTAAAACAAGAAAATTTAACAGACTTAACAAACAAAGTATATGACTTAATTGCTCAAACTTCCATAGAAATTGGTCATAGGTCAGATGGTAAAACTATGGCAGCATTAGCTAAAATATTTTCATCAGATTTAATAAAAGAAAAAAGATTTGGTAATATGACTTGGAATCAAGTAATAGATGCTTTTCATATAGGGGTTCGTTTTGGAAAAGATGAACCATTCTTAAATATTAGGACTTTTTATAAATGGGTTTATGCTCATAAAAAAGTAATAGATGATGCAACTTATCAGGCTGAAACATTAAAACAAAAGAATGTATTATATTATCAAAAAAAAATTATAAAATTATTAAAATGACAGAAGAAATAAATAAAGAATATATGGAAATGTTAAGAAATAATATTCCACAATTAGATATGGCTTTGCATATTAATAAATCAAACTTAGAACATATAGAATTTTTAGAAAATAAAATAATAGATTTAGAAAAAAATTTAATTGATGAATATCAATATATAAATAATCTTACTAAAATAACAGGTATTGAATGTATAGAAGAATATACAACTTTAATGATTAAAGATTTAAAATGAAAAAAGAAAAACTTTACAGCCCTGAAGAAACAGGAACTTTTCAAATGATGTTTGGAATGAAAAATATAAATACTTCAGGAAAAAAAAGATATGAAAAAAAGAAGAATTATTTTTATGAAGATAAAAGAACTAAAAAATATGGTAATCAAAGAGTTGAATTATTAAAAGATAATAAACTATGAAAACAAGACAAACATCAATAGACTGCTACAATGAAATTAAAAATTCTAATTTATTAGCTCAAAGAAGATTTGAAACATTTAATGCTATCTTTAAATCAGCTCCTTGCACAAGGCAGGAAGCGTTAGAACATACTAA